TCCTTGACATAGTTTCTAAAAGCAAGACTATCTCTTGCGAGCAATTCTGTATCAACATACTTCTTGATGGCGGCCTTGTCTTCGTTTCCGTCAAGTGCCTTGATAACATACTTCAAACGAGTTGTTACCTCACTTGATTGATTTTTATCACGTGAAAATTTCTTTAAAGACTTCAATTCTTGGTCAATTGTGCGTTCATCTGCATGGGTTAGCATACTCCAATGAATCTTTTTCTTGGCAAATGGTAGTTCAAACTCAAACAAATTCTGACCTCTGTCATACGAGTCAAAATCGAAATCTTTGTTTTCCAACTTAGTTAAGTCAACCACGTCTTCTACGTCATCACCCGTTGATGGGTCTTTAAACTTAATTTTATAGTCCTTGCCATAAGCAAGAATACGAGAGGCGATGAAGATTGCATTCTTATCACCCGTGAGAATGTCCTCAAGTTTTACTCCGGGAGTAACAATAAGTTGCTCAAGCAACTTGTCAAGTACAACACCCTTCTTAATCAGATTTTGACTCGTAAGAATATCTTCTTCCTTTGCAGTCATGTATTTGATGTCAATCTTACCACTTGCAAGTGGAGATGTTGGATCATAAAACCAACCACGACTAGGAAGTTCTACAACTTCACTTGGGTACTGAATCGTCTGTACCTGATCGGTTTGGTGAGATGCCACGGGTTCTTGTGGTTGACTCTTGGGTTGTTGTGGATTAGAAGCAGCGGATTTAGCTGCGTCGTTCTTAAGTGCTTGTTGCACCTCGGGTGGTAGTTGTGGTTTGTCTTCTGCCATAGTAATGTAACCTTTTTAAATTTAATATACAATCTAATGTATATAAATATATATTTGATGTCAAATATTTTATTCAAATAATTGTCATGTTTTTTTTTTAAAAACTAGAAAATTTAACCAGCCTGAGCAAACTTGAGTATTTCTTCGTGTTGGTCATAGTCGAAGAATTCCTTATCCTTCTTCCCCTTCCATGTCTTAAACACAGTCACTCCGAGTTTAGCATCGTTAACCACTATCTTTTTCCCGCCGGCGGTGACGAACACCATTCTACCCGAACTATCATCTATATCATAGGGGCGTCTAATCTTGCCCTTATGCACCATCTTAAGGAAAAACTTTACCAATGGCATATATGCAGAACTAAATCCTTCACATAACTCCGAGTTAGTGGTGTCGGTTTTAATTTCTTCAAAGATGTCAAGAATAGTTTGTCTCAGTTCTGTTTTGTTCATAACATAGATAAATATATACGCAAACAAAAAAAAACTTCCCGAAGGAAGTTTTTTTTTTAAAACTGGAACTAATTGATTAGTACTGAAGGATTGCGTAATCGTAGGAGATTGTCAATTCAACGGTCATTGGGTCACCAGTTGACCAGTCAAGAGTACCAAATGTAGCATTGTTGATAAATGCACCTTTGATTTTCCACTCTTCAACTTTGTCACCAACGGGACCAAGCATATTGAAAACGAGGTCTTTCTTATAGAAGTCAGCATATCCGTTTCTACCGGTTACTGATTCGTGTGAAAGACGAACCCATTCCATTGTTGCTTGAGCCGCACTCGGTACAACTGGATCGTAAAGTGTCATTGTAATATCTTGCCATTCTGCTTTACCAGCACGAACCTTGCGTTTGATATTAATGTGATCGAGTGTGTTTACATCGATTGCCAAATTTGGTCGGGACATACCCTTGACCAAGTAAGCGGGGATTCCATCTACATACATAATGAAACGATTGGAAGTCTTCGGTTCAAATGCAGTAAAGAACATTTCATTTGCGGTGATTAAATCTGCCATAGTATTATTGTCTCCAGTTTTATTAGGTTTAACTTGTCATAAATATGTTTTAGAATTTCCAAAAAATCTTTTTTTTTAAAAATTGTTCAACTAACATTAATAAATATACCACAAATCAAAAAATATATTTATTTATCTTTCCTTAATTTTTTTCCTACCAATTTTGCAGAACCATACAACACGGCTCCGATGAACTGGAAGTGTTGTGGGCCGGGCCATGGAAAAGACAAACCTATCATACCCGTTGCAAATAAAGTCAACAATGCCATTCCCTCCGGACCTGCAAATAACGAGGATAATGAGAACCCACCCCCAAGTGCCATAATCATATCGGTCATATCAAAGTCATAATCTGCATTTCCCGTGAATGTCATGTTCAACCATATGTAAATTAGTATACCCGCTACGGCCATTCCTGCAATTCGTTTGGTCTTTGGGTGCTTGGCAAGGAAGGCATCCAAGTCCTTTAGTTTCTCCTCTGTCCACTTACCAACCTTGGTACTTGCGAGGTATTCACCTATTGCCTTTATCACATCCTTATATGCCTTGAACCCCTTCTTAACAAGTTTGAATAGCCACTCCATGCTAAACTTTATCTTAGCAAAAAACTTGAATACAGTTTTATCTAAAAACAACTTGACCAAATCCACCAACTTAAAGGCCGCACTAGAAGCAAGTTCCTTTATAAATCCCCATATCTTTTTTAGTCGTGAAGGTATCCCTATTTCATTAAGCATAGAACAATCTTCGTCTAGTTTGTGTTCACGCACAAATAAAACAAATTCGTCATATTGAATTTCCGTTAATAATTCTGTTAATCGCATTTCTGACATAATGATAAGCATAAATATATACCGACACAAAAAAACCCCTCTGCGAACAGAGGGGTTTTTTAATTTTAAACAACTTTTAGAGATTATCCCTCAAAACTTGCACCAGTTGGTGTAAGGTTGAAATCAAGGATGACAAACTCAATTGCCTTTGCAGGTTGCAAGAAGATTTGACCATACAGAATGTTTCTGTCAATCAAGTCAGGTGTATTGTTTGACTCATCCATAACTACACGATAAGCATACAAACCATTTCTTTGTTGAACACTTTCGAGATATGGATTCACAATACCCAAGAAACGATTTCTTGTAGCAGTTACATTTTGTTCGAAGATCAAGAATCTTGCGGTGCTTGCAATAAACTTCTTTAAAGCAATCATCAAACGACGTACGTTGATTCTGTCAAGTGCAGACGGACGACGTTGAAGTGTCTTTTGACCGAATGCAACAATTCCTTGACCAGGAAATGCAGCGATTGGGTTGACCTTACCTTCATATAACTCATCTCTTTCCGAGAAGTTAAGACGATCCATAACACCAACTGCTTTCTCAATTCCACCCCGATTTAAACCGGCAGGTGCGAACCATTCAGCAGACACCTTATCGTTTGATGCGAATACTGCTGGCATAACTGCACTTGGTGGGAATGGCATAATTCTGTTTGTGGCAGGATCAATAACCTTCACCCAAGGATAATAAGTAGCGGCATAGTTTGTATCAAGTGTAGCAACTTGAGAAACTGCTTCGTCCACTCCACCCGGATTGTTGGCAGCCCCAACTGCATCCAAGATGTAGAAACAATCTTCTCTGGTTTCACACAAATCAACACCACGGTTGATTACGTTTCTGTGAAGATCAAGTGACAGACCAGGAGTAACGAGTAGATTGATATCAAACTCATCTTGGTTACTAAGTGCCGAGAATGCCTGTTTGTATCCCTCAGTTCCTTTGGAAAACGGATCACTGCAATCAAGACCTTGAGCGTTTTGTGCGGTGATGTCTGCACCAAGACGAACTGGGTGTGTTGGAGCATGACCATCGAATCCACCTTGGAAACCTACGAGGAAACGTCGTTTGCGAACATTATCATAATCACTTCCAACACCAAGTTGTGCAGGAATTGCATCAGTTGCATGGGCAACATAATCAGACTCGTTCTCATTGATTGGGTCAAGACTTGTGTATGTTCCTACCTCGTCCATATAGAATCCATTACCAGCGGTACCTGCACCATCTGGAAGTGGTGCAAACAACTCTGTCTGATTCCGTGCTGACTCGGGCATCTTAAGAAGGCCATCGGGACTCTCTTCGTTAAAAACCGTTCCGTTGAAGTAGCGGCCGGAGTTCTTTTCATAGTGTGCTCCGAAACTCCAAGCAGGTTCTGGTACATTGATTCCACGGAGTGGAGAGCGATAAGGACCAAAACCATATGGCATTGCATTTGCAGGAGCATATGCCTCTGCTGGCATTTCAATCCGAATCCAATTACTCTTGTTTCCGTAATCTCCGTTCTCAATAATCTTACCATCGTTGTTCACTTCAACCCAACGGTCTCCGATTACACGTGGAAGATATTGTGGACTGGTTGGATCTAAGTTAAGATTATCATAATTTTCAAGAACTTCTTGGTTCTTGTCGTTGTCACCAAACCTACGAACAATCAAACTAAATGTTCCATAGTCTGTTCCTTGTAGTGAACCAGGAGTCTTAACGTTGTAGATACCAATCTTAATTTCCTTATTGGCAGTTGTTCCCATGTTGCGAGTAACAACTCTAAACAAATCATATCTATCACCACTTATAAGTTGTGACTGAAACGTTGGGGTTGTTGCGGACGAGATGCCTTCATCCGAAAAATCAAGTGGGCCTTCATCGTGGTCAATATCAAGACTCAACTTAAAGTTCAAACCACCCACACACGCATCATAAACCTCACGTGCGGTGTCTTCAAAGTATGAATACAAATACGCAAGTGATTTATTCTTCTGCGCTGCTCTCCCATAGACATTATGAATACTGTCGGGGTGTGATGGGTCAATTGAAACTACTCGTTCAATCAACGCACCCGGAGTTGTTGGGTCATCTATACCGAGTGTTGCGGTATAATCACCAGGGCCGATATCGTCATCAGACAAAGCTGCATTCGGGAAACCCGTGAATGTGGCATCGGAATCGTTGACTCCCAACGTATTTGCCAAAATACCGATAACAAACTCGTCACCTTGACTATATGATCCGGAGTCTGCTTGGGCAGTTGCCTTTATAAC